CTCTGCGGCGATGGCGGTCGGGGGAGTGCTCACCACCCACTCGAACATGCGGCCCTGGAACGTCACCCCAACGAGGCGCAGCGGGTTGGCGCTGGTACCGTCGTCGATGATCTCTAGGTCGCCCCACTCTCTGGCGTTCGGAGTGAACTGGAAGCCGGGTGCGTCCTGGGTGGTGTTCAGTCTGTACACACGACCGAACTGGTCGATCACCCAGCCCTTGCAGGTTGCGGAGAAGTCGTACAGACGGAATCCGCCACCACCTGCGAGGCCACCACGCCCCCAGACGTAGGCCGGGAAGGTGAACGAGTTACCAGCCGTGTCCACGACCGAGGGGCTGTTGCCACCGTTGTATCCGGAGACACGCCCGAGGTTGTCGAGAATCCAGTACCGCTTCGAAGTCCAGTCCATCTGGAGTTCTCGAGCTGCGGTGTCGGGGATGGCAGGGCCGTGAGCGATCGCAGTGACGCCGGTGCCGACACCGATCACGTCCCCGTTGTACAGGAGCATGTATCCAGTTCCGCCGCCAGCGGGGTCCATCTTGAAGTCGATGACGAACCCGTAGACCGGGGATGAGATGCCGCCGTTGTTCCCGAAGAAATACTCCGGCCCTCCGGTTGCTGGCTGGGTGGCTCCGGCCACTCCGGTAGCGCCTCCCCACGGCCAGATGTAGCCCCAGATGTCGATCGTCCACCCTGACGGTGTGGCCCAGTTGAGCACCTGCATGCTGGCAGCCGGGTCCACACCCTGCCACACGGGGGCGTTGGGGGACGGAGGGCTGTTGACGGAGGCCGTAGCCATCGGGACGGCCAGTGCCCCGCCGACCGCCTGGATGTAGCCGTTGGAATACAGGATGTATCGCTGCGCCTTGTTCGCCGGGTTGACGACGATCTTGCGGACCACGGACATCAGTTCACTCCCGTTCGGTTGCCTCGCATCTTAGCTCCGAGGTCCCTGTCGTGTTGCGTGATCATGTCCTTGACTGCGTCCCGCATCGAAGACTCTCCGTACACCGGGCCGTGGAAGTTCAGGGAGGTCTGCAAGACCATGCCCCTGCCCCGCCCAGACGGGATGATCGGCCCGTTCATTCCCCCGGCAGCGAAGGACATGGTGCCCTGGGGAACGAGGTCCATGCCGAACGCATCGGCGGTGACCCCGAGGATGTGGAGGGCACGACGACGCTTGTGCTTCGCCCAGGGGATGTACGACTCGCCTTCGGTGGAGGGCTCGTTCCAGAGGATCGAACGCTTGCCGTCACCGACCATGGCCTCCCGCATGCCGCCTTCTGCGTATGCCTTGATCGATCCCTGGTGGATGCCGCCCTCTGCGTTCGCAACGAAGTTTCCGTTGGCGTCGTAGTGACCGCTGACGCCGATGCCCCCGGTTGGCTGCATCGTGAGCGCATTGATCTCGAGCGTCTTACCGTGTAGGTTGTCGATCGCATACTGCAAAGCGCCGACCTGGTTGATGGCCTTCTCGGCGTCCGTGTAGAGGACGACCGGGTTGTGCTGCTTGATCGCATCGATCGCAGCTTGCGTGAACCCAGCCTTGATGAGCGCCTGGATGTTGTCGAGGGTGACCGGGACATCCTTGCCCTGGAGCATGTCGATCGCTCGCTGGAACTCTTCCGCCTTAGCCTTGGCCTCTGGGGTCCCGAGAACGTTCAGCGTGCTGATGATCTCTCCAGGCACCAGCTTGACGGTCGCGGCGAACTCCAGGAACTTCTGGACGGCATCCGGCTGCCCGATCAGCGACAGCACATAGGCGATCTGCGTCTCGTTGAGCGATGTTGATGCGATGTTCTCCTTGTGAGCCCCGAAGGCAGTGTCGAGGAACTCACGCATCTTGGTCTTGGCCTCTTCATCACCGATCAGCTTGATGATGAAGGTCTTGTCCGTGGCGGTGAGGCCGTCCATCGCTGCGACAGAATCGATCAGGCCCTTGAGCGCCCGCTGCTTGTCTGCGATCTGCGAAGGCGTCGTGTGCGGCATCACCTCGATCTCGGAGAGGCTCTTGATCACTGACTGCGCCTGGGCGGGAGTTGCTCCGGAGAACGAGACGATGACGCCGTACAGGTTCGTGAGATCGTCCTTCAGGTAGGACAGGTTGTGCTCCAGCCCTGCCTTGTAGCCGGGGCCGGTACCGAACAGCTTGTCGACCAGGGCCTTGCCGATGTCGGGAGCCTCGCTCAGCACGAGGCCGAACTTCGTTGCGATGGAGCGAACGGAGTCCGGGTCCATGCTGAGAGCCTTGGCGATCGTATCCACCGTGGCCAGCTTGCCCTGGGTCATCATCTGGTCAGCGATGGATTGAGCCTGTGGGAGCAGCTGCGTGAGGCCCAGGGTCGGGTCCTGGATCGCCTTCTGCGTGAGGGCTGCCATCTCGGCAGCACGGGTGGCGAACTTCTCGAGCGCAGCCTCTCCCATGCTGATGACGGCGGTGATTCCTCCGGAGGCGTCGTCGACCGCAGCCTGGACGATTGCTCCGGCAGCTTCCGGACCGGCCTGCAGGAACTTCTGGATCGAAGCCGGGTTCATGCCTCGACGCTGCAGCTCCTCGATGTTGTCGTAGAACGTCTTCGCCTGACCGATCGTCGTCGTGTAGAAGTACGTGATCTGGTCGCCGATGCTGACGAGGTCCTGGCTGTCGGTGCCCAGGAGCTTGCCCCAGGTCATTGTCGGGTCGATTGCCTTGACGAGATCCGCAGACTTCGTGAAGGCATCAGCAGCGCCCTTCGCCGCCTTGTCCTGCTCCTTCTGGAGCTCGTCCATCGCCGAGATCATCGCATCGGTGACGGAGTTGGCGCTCACTGAGAGGCCGGTCAGGTTCGACTCCAGCTTGGCGACGTCCTGGAACACCCTGGTCCGAGCCCCAGAGGAGCTGTCGAACGAGTTGGTCAGGTCCACGCCCATCTTCTCGGCAGCACGGGCGATCGTTGCGAAGTCCTGGGACTTCATGTCCAGGACCTGCACCTTGTTGTCCGGGTGCATCTGGTTGTAGATCTCGGTGACGTTCTTCGCCAGGTTGCCGATCAGCATCTTGACGTTGTCCGCAGACTTCGCCAGGCCCTTGGCCTTGAAGAAGTTGTCCCAGGTCGAGTCCTTGATGACGTCGATCCCGACGACGTTGGTGGCGAGGTCTCCGAGGTCCTTGGCGAACTGCGTGAGGAATCCTCCGGGAGAGTCCTGCGACCTCTGGGCCTTCTTGTACACGGCGTCGTAGGCGTTGTTCAGCTTGTCGTACGTCTGGAGCAGGGAGGCAGGGTCCTCCTTGTTCATGTTCTTCGTGATGCTATCGACGTAGTCCGCAGCCGCCTGCTTCGAACTCATGTAAGCGGAGGTGACCGCCATCACGGCTGCCAGGATGATGCCGAGGTGCGATGCCACTGACAGCGCACCCTCCTTGATCTTCCCCATCGCCATGCTGAACAGGTTGCCGGATCGACTCCCGGTCTCCAGTGCGACCCCGAGGAACGTGGTGGCCTGCGTGACGCCGGGGATCCGAGACTCCGTCTCCTGGAGCCTGACCCCGAGGCTGGCCATGTGGGTTGCGAAGGTACCTGCGCTCGCCCCGCCCATCGTGAACATGGCACGGGTGATCGCCCACGGGCCGCTCTGCGTCGCCATCTTCTGACCGGCACGCTCGAACGCCGTGCCCGCCATGTTGGTCTTCTCGGCGAGGTACACCATCCCCTCGCCGGTCTTGTTGATCGCCAGCTGGGTGATGATGTTCTTGACCTTCCAGGCCAAGAGCATTCCACCAACGATCATCAGTGCGCCGGCCAGAACGCCTGCGTAGGCGATCACTGCCTTCATGGGCTCCGGCATGGCGGCGAAGAAGTTGGTAACCTCCGACAGAACGTTCATCACGACCGTCGCTGCCGGGAGCAGGTAGGTCCCGATCTCGATTGCGAAGGCGTGGATGGAGTTCGTCAGTCGTGCCCATGCGTTGGCAGCAGACTGCCCCTGGATGGCGAAGGCACGAGCGGTGGAGCCGGAAACCCGGTTCTTGTCTTCGATGTCATGGGCGACACGTGCGTAGTTCTGCCCCTCGTTGGACATGAGGGCCAGGGCACCACGAGCGGCTCGGATGTCACTGAACCACTGCAGCAGGGTGTGGATGTTTCCACCGCTGGCGACCCGCAGCTTGTCCATGACGGTGCGGAGGCCGTCCACCTGGATCGCCTGAGCGCCCGACTCGTATCCTAGGGACTTCAGGGCAGAGGTCATGCCGGTGGTCGGCTTGATCAGGGAGGTGTAGACCCTGTTCAGGGAGGTGCCCGCCTCGTCGGCAGAGATTCCGGACAGGGTCATCGTGGCGAGCGCAGCACCAACCTGGGAGATCGGGGAGTGCGCAGCTGCTGCCGTGCCGACGACCTGGCCGATCACGTTGGTCAACTGGTCGAACGTGACGACACCCTTGTTGACCGTCTGGAACAGCACGTCGGAGACGTAGGTGGAATCCTTGGCCTGGAGTCCGTAGGCGTTCAGGACCGCAGTGATGGCGGTCGAGGCGTTCTGCGTCGTGGAGAGGCCAGCGGTCGCAGCCCGTGCCGAGGCGTCCAACACTGTCAGTGCGTCGGCTCCGTAGAACCCGGACGATGCGATGTTGTAGAGGCCCTTGGCGAGATCGTTGGCTCCCTGGGGGAGCCTGGTCGTCATGTCCAGGACAGACTGACTCATGTCCCGGAAGTTCTTGTCGCTGAAGCCCTGGTCCATCAGGGTCCGGACGTTCAGCATGTTCGTCTGGAACTGCGCAGCGGCGATGCCTGCCGCCACCATGGACGCTTCGATGGCAGCACCGCCACCGGCGATCTTGTGGCCGATCGATCCGGCCTTGTTGGCAACTGCGTCGAAGGCGTTGCCCGCAGCCCTGGCCGCACCCTGTGCGCCGCTGAGGGTGGCGCCGAACTTTCCGACAGCACCGTCAGCGGCGGCGAACCCTGAGACGAACTTCCCGGGATCTGCGTCCAGGACTACCTTGACGAAACTATTCACGACCTCGCCCTTCTACGCAGGAACACATGATGCCAACGCTGTTGGTCCTCAGGAATCTCTTCCTGCTTTTCCGCCAGTGTCTTGCATCCCACGCACAAGAGCGACTTCGGATCGTAGGGCTCCGGATCTACCGGATATCCTTCGTCGTCGAGCCACTCAGAGGGGAACGTTCCACACCCAGGGCATTTCTCACCCTCGTGCAGCATCCATGCCAGCGCCTTGTCTTGGTCGTCAGGGTCCCAGCTGAGGAACTGAGAGTGCGGGATGCCCCTGGGTCCGCAGTACTGCATTCCCAGGGACAGCTCCGCATCCTCTTTCAGCCTTTTCCCAAGTCCACGACTCGGTGCGCCTGGTTGGCGTCGATCGCAGTGCCGAAGAGCAGAGCGAGCTCGGCCTCGGACCAGTTGTCGCTCTCCCACATGTCCTGGACGTCTTCCTCCGAGAGCTGGGGGCTCACGCAGGCTGCGGCGATCAGGGCAGGGGGGAACGTGTCGTGGTTCCAGGCGATGGCAGACGGGTCTCGACCTTCCTTCTCGTCCTCGACCTTCTGCTTCGAAGTCCGGGGATGTTCGAGCTTGAGCTTCTCGTACTTGGAGCGCCCGATGGCTCGGAAGGTGAAGAGGACTGAGTTCGCAGTGACGGAATCCTTGGCTTGCCGGTAAGCCTCCGTCGCCTGATCGATCTCAGCCATTGCCGCGATGTCTTCCGGCTTGGCTGCCGCCACGAGCTTTGCGAACTCGAGACGGTTGCTTGCCTCCTCGTATGCATCTGCGATATCCGAGTCCATCGGGATCCGGACAGACCGCTTGAGCGGCTGCTTCTTGCCTCGCAGGTGATCGTAGGTGAGCGGCTTTCCCATTGGATGATTCCCCTTCTTCGTTTATGGAATGTTGACCTGGCCTCGAAGGCTCAGGTGACCGTCTTGTCGAACCCGGGAGCAGCGGTGGGCGTGAAGGCGATCAGGTACATGGCAGCGGCGTTGTCGGCGCTGTACTGCCGGGCTCGGGAGCCGATCTCCTGCGGCCAGACGTCGCAGATGTCACCCGTGTTGGGGGTGGCGCCGGCAATGCCCTTCGGGAAGATCACGATGTACCCCGCCGTGCCCTTGACGAGCGCCGAGTAGATCGGGTTCGAGACCTTGTCTTCGTAGAACTCGATGGACGAGTCGTCGGACTGGTCTGCGCCCGAGATCTTCGGCACGAACGCCTGGCTCATGTCCGGGATGTCGATCGGGTTGTTGGCGAACGAGAAGCCCTTGAGGCTGGCGATCTTGCCTGCCGCCGTCAGGTGGGTTCCTGCGTTCACTTCCGCAGTGGTCGGGATCAGCGATCCGGATGCGATGGAAGGGACCCACCAGATCTTGGTGATGCCCTTCCGCATGAAGTTGGCCATGGGGTGTTCCTCCTACTTCTTGTCGGACTTCGTGTCGGACAGGTCGGCGGTGACCTCGGATACCACTTCCGCCGGGAGATCCACGCCCATGGCAGCGGCTTGTTCGCCGTTGACCGGGACGACGGTGGGGACTTCGGGGGCGGCGTCGGTCACGAGGACCCAACCCTTCTCCGCCCAGACTTCTTCGAACGCCTCCTTGGAGGTTTCCGCCGTGCCGGCGAGATCCGGGTGACTCATCACCACGAACTTCTCCGGCATCACATCCGCATTGCTGTAGTCGATCACTGGACCTCGATTCGGTAGGTGTCGGGCGAGATGAACATGTTGTCGCCGCTGGGAACTATACCTCCGAAGGAGTCCAACCTCCGGTCCACGACCGACATGGCAGGCGTACCGCCGAGGTCGAGGGCATGCAGCCAGTCACCATTCGGCTTCGTACCGAGGATCGCATTGAACACGGCGTCGCTCATTGCGGCAGCCTGTTCGTGGGATCTGCCCACCGAAGTGACCTGGAAGATGTAGGTGAGGATGTTGTTCGGGTCGCTGAATCCACCGACCGTGGTGGTACCGGGGGTGGGGTACAGAATCGCATACGGCATCTTCGGCTTCTCGGAAGGAGCCTCTGCCAGCCCGACCTCCTTGCCACCCGTCTCATCTGAGAGCCACTTGCGAAGTGTTGCCCCAATGAGCCTGCGCTGCATCTTCATCTCATCCACCCAGGGATCGCATCTTCCATCGCCTTCTGATACCGGGGAGCGATCTCCTCGATAGCAGGGCGAAAGTGCGGGAACGGAGGCTGTGCGTAGTTTCTTCCGAGGGCATCGACGCCGACGAAACCGTACTCCAGGCGGTGTGCCTGCGGGGAGTTGTTCGTTGCGACGACGGAGTATCCACGGTCGTCAACCTTCACCGAGAAGGCGGCGATGTAGGCCCCCGTCACCACGTCAGGACCGGGACGCCCGCTCGCCTTCTCCACCAGGGTCTGCAGGAGGATCGGTGCGAACTCACGGTTCACCCTGCGGACGCCACGGGGCGCACCGAGGATGGCGCGACGGATGGAGCTTTCGAGCTCCTTGAGCCCCGAGGCGGTGAGCGTCCCTTGCATGAGCGGAAGCTTACTGCTCCTGCATGTTGCCGCCTGGTACAGCTGGGATCTTGCGCTCCATCTGGTACAGGCGGCTGGCCGTGAGGGTCGTCACGATCTCGTTGGAGACGAACAGGACGAGCCCTGTGGTGTTGCTGGTCCCGCCGCTGGCGATCACCTCGACCCGGTCGTTGATCATGAACGGATCGGTGCTCAGGGGCACCCGGAGGGAGTAGAGAGACCTGTCGATTCGCCTGCCGCCCTCCTCGTCCGGGGCAGTCCGTCGGCGCTGCATCTGGTTGATGATGAGCGCCTTTCCCTCGTACCGAGTGATCAAGTCTCCAGGGGCTCGGAAGTATTCCATGGTTGTCTCGTCGAACGAGTCGTCGAGCACGCCCTCTGGATCGCTGGTGACCCTGATCGTATCGATCATCTGGTCCTCCAGGAATCGCTGAACGCTGCTGAGGTCAAGCGGCATCGAGCTTCTCCTTGATGATGTCGAGGATGATCTCGGACAGGGTGCGCTCTTCGCCCCAGCCCATCCGGCTCATCGCTTCGGCGTCGAGCTCCTGCGGGTTGATCATGTCGAGCAGGAGGCGTGAATCGATCTTCTCCTGGTTGACGTAGATGATTCCTTCGCCGACGATGACCGAGTGCCCGGCAGTCTGCCGGAGGATCAGGGTGCTCACCTCGCCGGGCGTGGCGTTCACCTGGACCCCGGTCACGACCTCCGTGACGTCGAGCTCCTCTTCGGGAGGGCCGACGACCAGGGACTTGATGCCCGTGGGGCCGATGACCAGGCGGAACGGATAGGTCTCGTTCATTTCGGACTCCTTATATTCTGGAAAGTGTCATATATTTTTTCGACTCGATTTCCCCCAGTGGAAAGAAATCGGATGCCGTTGTCTCCTGCGAACGCCTTGCGGTGATCGAAGCCAGCGAGGATCTCTGCGGGGATCTGGTCCGGGAACGCCGCACAACGATCGCTCCCGCCGAAGCGGTGCTCACAGCCGACGCAGAGGTACGGGGTCCGGGTAGTCATGGCGTCACTCTAGCCGCCAAAGAGCTTCAGGTACTGCTCTCCCATGTAGGTGGTGACGCCGCTGATCCTCTGACCGCTCACCCTCTCCTGCATGAGCTTGGTGAACATCTCTGCGAGAAACTCTGCAGGGTTCGTGGTTGCGTAGGTACTGATCTTGGTTTCCATGGCCGTGAACAGATCATCTACCTGAGGGAAAAACCCCTCAGGCCCGAACATGGAGACCCCGACGTCCGCCTCTTCTGCCAGTACGTCAGCCATGGAAAGCGACACCCCCTGGTCTGCGGCGAATCTCAGGAAGATCTGCGCAGAGAGGCTCCTGCTGGCCCCGTAGTACTGCAGGCCATCCGGGCTGATCATTGGCCTGATCTGCGAGAGCGTTTCCGTGGAGTAGTCCATGTGGTGGCCGATCTCATGGAAGATCGTGTCTCGAGGTCGGTACGAAGTCCACCAGCCCTCGTTGTGCAGGTCCTTGGCCATCGCCTCTGCAGGAACCCAGATATCGTCACCAAAAACCTTCTGATTCAGGTGGATCATCTGGGTCGTGTAGTCGTAGTATGCCCATGTAGATTCGACAGAAATATCCGCTTCTGTGGCCGTGAACTCGTGCATGGTGATCCGCAGCGTCGGAGCGTTCGGAAACAACTTCCTGAAATCGTTGATCGCCTGCTGAGACTCATAGATCGCATGCTGGTTGCCGGGCTTGTCCTCGATGAAGATGAAGTCCTTTCCATAGGCATACTGCTCTTCATGAGCAAGTACCCTCTGGAACAGCAACTCATTCGTGAGCTCTACTCCGGTCTTCCCGGTGAACAGGTGTCCGAAGAAACGATCGATCCCGGTCTCGAGCCTCGCGATGAGCGAGTCAGCCATCTGCGCCGTGAGGTTCCGGAGTGACCCGATCGGGTCGAGCACCCAACCTACAGAGTCAAGCAGAACAGAGTTCGCAGCCTCCTGCATCCTCTCGAGCATGAGCTTGCTCGTGTACCCGAGCTTCTGCCCGTCCTCCAGCAACTTCGCCCAGGACTCTCCGATGAGGCTGATTGGGTCTTCGACTGGCTTGGAAAGCCACCCGGTGGTGAGGCGCTCAGCCACAGATTGCACTGACTGCCGGGTCAGGTTGTTCAGCATGTCCACGGTCTTGAGGGCATCCGGGAAGTCGACGAGCTCAGCAGCACGATCGATCTGATCCACGGACAGGTACGACCTGAGCTCCCAGAGCTTCTGCTCCGCCAGCGACGGGCCGTCCTTCTCACCGATGCCAGCCATGATCCGCAGGAGCTCACGGCGGTTCTCGTTCATGCGCTCGCCGGTGAGGCTGTCGATCGTTGCCTGGACCATCTCCTGGCGGTTGTAGCTCGCCATCATGGGGATTGACTGCCGGGCCTGGTCCAAAAGCCCGTCGAAGGCAGGCCCGATGTCCCGGATGTCCTTGACCCCCATGCGGATCATCAGGTTCTGGAACCCAGAGATCTTGTCTTTCGTCATGGCGATCACGTCTTCGGCGCGAAGTTCGAGTGCATTGGCGATCTGGAAGACGTTATAGCCACGCACCCGGAAGTTGGTCGCCAGCGTGGCGACGTATTCTCCCGTTGCGTCCTTGACGTACTTGTAGTTCCCGTGCAGGTTGACGAACTGGCCGAATCGGATGTTACCGATCAGGGATCCGTGCTCTTGGGCGTACTGGACGATGCCGTCGATAATCTTCTGCGGGGCGGAGATGTGGATGACGCCGCTGACGAGCGTGCGCTCCCCGTCTACCACGAGCTTCAGTCCTGCGTTCTCGGCAGCGCCCAGCGCCTTGCGAACGTCGTCGATCGGGATGCTGAGTCGGCCAGCGATCTCAGCGGGTCCCATCTTGAACACCTTGTAGTCGAGGACCACACGGTTCAGCTGCATGTACTTGAGATCGCCCCAGAGGTCGGAAAGGTGGGGGTCCTCGATGTTGAACTTGAATCTCTCGAACAGGGCGAGCTTGTCCCGAGCATCCCGGACGAGTGCCTTGGCACGAGTGTAGTCCTGCTCCGCCACCTTCAGTTGCTCCGCCCACTTCGCTACACCTGGCTGGAGGCGGGCCATGTCCTTGGCAGCACTGAGGTTGGCGAGAGCGTCGATCATCCGACCAGATCGGTTCTCCAGGAGCGTCTCGATCTCCTGCCGGACGTTGGCTGCGCTCTCGAGCGAACCTACAGCCTTGGAGGTCCATCCCTTGAGTCCGAACTCCATACGAACCTTGAGTGGACCCTTCGGCACCAACCGGACGTTGCCGACGAAGTGGCCGTTCTGGTCCACCTCGACGATACCACGCAGCATGCCCTTCGGGACGAGGGAGAGGTGGCCTCCCAGGAGCCCTTCCTTGGAGAGGTGGAGTGCTGCCCGGAACGGATCGAGGCCGTGCGTTGCGATGTTCTTGATAGTTCGCTCAGAGCCCACGGGGAGGGTGATGCGAGCCCGGATGTAGTCCGTGATGTCGATCCTCAGGCGAGGACCCCACTCCGTGACCCGACCTACGACACCGCTATCGAAGATGGTGTCCTTCATGACCCGGAAGCTCAGGAGCTTGAGCCTGTTAGTCTCGAACTGAAGGATCTTGGCCAGCTGCTCGCCGTCGATGTCGCCGTTGTGCAGCTTTGTCTCGAACTTGGCGAAGAACTGGAAGCGGTCGGCCATCTCGTGACGGACAGAGTTCGTGGTAGCTCCGATGGCCTCTCGGACTCTGACCGCCACGTCGTCGATGCCGTCTGCGAACCTCAGCCCTGCCGAGTAGATGTCACCGACGGCTGCCCTGAAGATCGGGGACTCTGGACCGATCTTGTCGCCCACTCCCAGCAGTACGTTCCGCACCTGTCCCGGGAACTGCCCGACGATGACCTGGCCGAGCTGGCTCTCCGTGAGGAACAAATTCTTCGTGGTGTTGATGCTCGTGATGAAGAACTGCGAAAGCGGGTCGCCCCGCATAGCGGCAGCTGCGATCCGGCGCTCGACGTTGCTGACGAGCTCGGTTTGGCTGATCACTGCGGCAGCCGCTACACCAGCGCCTACGGCACCGGAGAAGATCAGCGCCTTCTCCTTGCCGCTCAGCCCCCTCTTCTTCTCGGCATCTTCCTTCTTGAGATCTGGCCTTGGGAGGAACGTGCGCTTGCAGTTCGGATGCGCTGTCGGGAACTCCATTGCTGCATCGATCGTTCGGATCGTCCCGTCCGCATGTTCGTGGTCGTCGTGGCGGGTCCACCCGCACTCTGGTCCGTCCTGGACTTCGACGACTTCGATCTTTGCGGCACGAGCTCCGCCGAGGATTCCGAGGTTGTAGGTGCTGTTCGCATTGGATCGTACTGACATTGATCCGTAGTCGCCGAGGGTATATTTCTTGCCATCTGCATATCGAACTCCCTTGATCCCGTGGTTCTTCAGAATCGACTCTGCATCCGCCCCTTCCGCCTTGGTGCCGGAGAGGATGTAGAGTTGGTTCGAACGAGACTTGCCGGGGGAGACTTCTGGGTCCTTGCCCTGTCGCACCATCGTCAGGAATCGACGAGTATCGCTGATAGTGCGTGCCTGAGCGTCTGCCAGGTCCTGGAGGCCCCTGCGCTGGATCTCCTTGATGACGTTCATGTCCGCCTCGGTGAGCCGGTAGGCGGTGTTTCCGAGCCCGACCTTCATGCCCTCGAGATAGATCTTGGGCAGTGTGTAGGCGTAGTAGTTTCGAGCCTCTGCCTCCAGCCCTGCCAGCTCCTTGGAGATCTGGTAGTTGACCGTCTGCAAGCGGGAGGAGCTGCCTCCCTGAAACCACGTCAAGCGGCTCAGGACATCCTTCTGAATTCCGGTGATCCGGTCACTCCCGTCGAGGAGTGCAAAGATCAGGTCTTCAGCGAGGTCCTGAGCCGCTAGAGGCATTACCGAGACCGTTGACGGAAGAACTCTGTCGTCTTGGCCATCGCCGTTCCGTAGCGAGCCGAGAAGCTTGCCAGGTTCTCACGGAGAGTGGTAATGTTCGTGACGTAGCTGACCGAGACCCCGTCGACCGAAACCGACGAGGGTGCATCGTTGACCATCTTCGCCAGTTGGGATCGCAAGGACTCCTCGGTGGAGATCTTCAGGCAGCGGTCCCGGTCCGAGTAGGTCGGGGTGAGACGGTCGAAACGCTCGTCGAAGACGGTCTTCGCCTCGTTCTCCCCGATCCACGCCTTGGCCCAGGCGAACTCAACCGAGGTCGTCGGCATTCCGAGCCCCGAGGTCGTACTCACGCAGGACTTCGATGATCTGCTTCTTGTTCGTGAGCTCGATGTCGAGCCCCTTGTCCTTCGCCGCTTCGAGGAGCTGCACGACTCGCATGCTCTCGTAGTCGTCGAAGTATTCGACCGGCCCCTCGTCGCTCGGGACCGAGAAGCAATCGGCGTTCATGTTGGAGAGGTCGAGGCCCTTGGGAACGATGTCACCGGGGTAGAACCACTCGGTTTCCCCGTCGATGTGGACCGGGGTGTTGGTCTTGAAGACCATTCCTTCTTTCCAGACCAGCTTGCTCATAGCTCCTTCTTTCTTTGGGAGAGACCGGAGGGGAGCCTGGGACCGGGGGATCGAAATCCCAGGCTCCCTCCGGAGGTTGCTAGGCGACCGTCATGATCCCCAGCAGCTGCGGGTTGGCGATGACCGGGAGGGCCACTGCCGTGCCGAGCGTGAAGGTCTGCACGGGCGAATCTTCCTCGAACACGCAGGCCACGATGCCCGGCATGGCCGAGCGGTCGATGTAGCCCTTGCTGGCGAGCTTGATCGCTTCGGCTGTCACCCCGTAGAAGGTGTTGCCGAAGGGCTCGTTCGCAGGCGGCACGATGATGATCTTGTTCGCCGGCAGCACTCGGGTCTGGACGCCGTTCACTCGCACCTGCGTGTCGTAGATCACGATCGGAGGCAGGTCGTACGCAGCGAACACGTCACGGACCTGAGCGGCGTTCAGGCGGTTCGGGACCGTCCCGTTCGAAGCGGCGACCTGCCGCATCTCGAGGTTGGTCATGAGGTTGGTGAACCGGGCCTTGGCCATGACGATCGCTCCGGGGAGCGTGCCATAGTTGTAGATCCAGTAGTCACTCAGCGCCAGCATGTCGGAGACCGGCTTGGCGTTGGTGGCATCGGTCCACAGGTTCGCTGCCGTGGTGATGTTCGCACCCGGCACACCGAAGTCGGCCTCGATTGCCAGGCCGTTCTCGGCGATCGTGACCTTGCCCGTGGAGAGCAGCTGCCCTCGTGCGAGCTCGATACGAGCCTGCACCGAACGCACCATGCGCTCGGCGTCGTTGTAGACCTCACCGATGATGGGGTCGTCACCACCGTTGGTGGCGTTGGCGTTGCGCTGGAGTTCCCGCAGACGCAGGAGCTCCTCTTCCCCGATTGCCGTCTGGCGGGACACGGGCGGGAGTTCCCCACGCTTGCGGGAAACGCCGGGCCGGGAGGTCATCCCAGGCTGCGTGTCCCACGAGCGGAACTCCGCCGTGTCGACGTCGACGAGCGTGCCCGCACGGATGCGGTATTCGAGGTCCTCGATGTTCCGGTTCGGAAGGAACTGGTCGAGGGTGAACTGGAATCGCAGCTGCTCGTTGTCGAATGCACGGATGTAGTCGATGAGCATCTGCGGAGCGACGAGATCGTAGACCATGTTCGCCATTGCCTGTTCTCCTTCCTACTCGTACCGGATGAACGCCGACAGCCGGGCGATTGCCGTCGCATCGAGTTCACCCTTGCCGTCTGCGCTGCCCGTGAAGTTCGGGAGCTTGGACATGAGGACGATGCCCTCCCAGAACAACGCCCCGCCGACCTTCGGGTCGGTGGCGAGCGCCGTGACCTTCTGGTCTTCGAAGAGGTGTCCTCGTGCGATCTGCCGACCGTCGGAGACGGGAGCAGCACCGCCGCCCACCACAGAGGTGGAAGGGGTCAGGGTCGGGGCCGCACCCGTGAGGGAGCCGGTCACCACGAGCACCTGCGGAACATCGATGTCGGCGTACTGGCTGCCGCTGAACGTCAGCGTCACCACACCCGACGAGATGGGGCCACCCGTGACGACGATGGATCCGACGTTCACGTCCGGCAGCGCCTCGAGAGCGGCCTGGATGGCCGCTGCGTTGGCGTTCCACTGGATCGCAGCCGTGGTCGCACCGTCGAAGGTGATCTGCCAGGTGCCGCCCGAGATGGTGCCGCCCGGAGTGAGCAGCTGCACCTCGTTGACGGAACCCTGTCCACCTTCGTAGGGGCCGTAGAACCCGGTGGCGGTCACGAGACCGAGCACCGTACCTGACGGAATTCGGCCGTTCACGACGTGCAACGGGTCGAAGAGCGACAGGTCGAGGGTGATCGTTCGCATGGTGTCCATGCCGTCTCGATGACGGATCCAGGACTTGTCACCAGGAGAGAAGTTCTCCGTGGTCAACGCGATGTTGGTACCCACGTGCTAACCTCCTTCGTTGTTTCGGGTCACGTGGTATTCAGGACCTTGCTGCTTGTGCGGCTCTTGCCGCCCGCTGCTCGACGATCTCGGGGTGTCGCTCCAGGAGCAGCTTCTCTGCTTCCGTCTTCGACTCGGCTGCGGTCGGGCGATTCCCATCGCCGTTGCCGTTGCCGTTCCCGGTATCGCCGTTTGCCGGCTTGGGAGTCGTGACCGTGCCCGAGAACAACGCTGGGAACTTCGTCTTCAGCGATGTCACGGTGGCCTCCAGTTCTTCTTCGGTGATGCTCGTGGGAGCGGTCACCAATGCCCGAACCTCTGCGGAGGAATCCGCCGGTACGCCTGCCCTTTCCAGGGCACGCTCGATCTTGGCGGTGTGTACGGTTGCCTCGGCGGTTGCCGTGGCCTCTTGCGCCTTGCGCTCCTTGTCGGCAGCTTCTGCGACCTTTCGGTCAGCTTCCGTCATGGCGTCGAGGTCCGCCTGGCGCTTGGCATCCAGGAAAGCCTGGGCTTCCTCGGGTGTGCCGAAGCCGAGCGTCTTGAGGAGCTCGGCCTGGCCGACTCGCTTGCCCTCACGCTTCTCGTCCGCAGCGATGCGGTTGAGATCTTCCTGCGTGAACTTCGCTTCACCTGCCGGCTTGGAGTCGGGCTTGGGCGGATCGCCCTCGCCACCGTCTCCTTCGCCACCGGACGGAATCCAGATGACCCGGTCCCCCACGTGGAGGAACTTGATGCCATCCTTCTCTGTGATGAAGTGCTTGGGCGTTTTCATTGCATCCCCTATGGGTAATCCGGCTGAGCCGGTGATGTTGGTTGGAAGGTTAGCTCACCGAGGAGGTGAACGGCGTGCTTGTCACTTCTTGGGTGGTACTGGCGGTGCAGGAGGCTTGGGCGGAACGGGAGGTGCGGGCACTCCACCCGGTGCCGGGATTGGCTTCGTCGGGTCGATCGGAGTGCCGTCCGGGTTGAATCCACCGCCCATGAGCGGCAGCACCTTCTGGTCCGGCAGGCCAAGGCGGGAGCGCCCGGCATTGATGTCGCCAGTGGCATCGACCAGCTTGCCGGCTGCGTCGAAGTTTTCCATGACGATCTTGGCGATCTCCTGCTTGGAGTCGTCGATCGGGAACCCTGCCTCGATCAGCATGAGCACGGCGGTGTCCATGCTGATGGTGTGAGCGGTGAGACCCTGCACCACGAGGTTCATGACCTCCGTCTTGTCGGCAGGTAGGTACGAACCGAACTTGATGTTCGCCTCGAACATTGCATCGATCTCGCCGGCACCCCAGAACATCTTGCCGATGAAATCGAGCATGAGCTGGTACTTCTCCTCTCGAATCAGCCGCATGGTCCGGACCAAGCCGGAGTGCGGGCTGAACGAGAGGGTCATCACGATGCCGCTCGGCACCTTGGACGGGTCGACCCTGCCGAGCAAGGTCTTCGGGAGCCGGGACTTCTCGCTGAGTGCGTCGCCCAGGTGCTCGCTGTATTTCAGCAGGGCATCCAGGGATCGGGAAGTGTCCAGCAGAGTTGCCCCACCCTCGCCAGTCTCGAGCACTGTTCGAGGACCGTAGGAGCGCATGCGCCCTTCATCATCCTTCTCCAAGATGGCGTTATGAACGGCGATGGGTGGGGATCCGGTGGTCGCTGCGGAGAGCGACAGGTCCGTGTCTGCTGCCTGGATGTCGTCCAGGATCTGCGCCAACGGACCGAGCGTGCTGATGCCGAAGTGCTCTTCCTCGCTCACCCAGTTCGGGATGTGCACGACCGGGAGGAAGTCGATGCCAAGGTTCTTGTCGAGGAAGTCCTCACGGATGACTGCGTTCTTGATCGACATGTCCTGGACCGGGCCGTCGCTGATCGACGTCATCGCCCAGGTGGCATCGGTCATGTAGCAGGCCCACTTGGAGGGCTTGTCGTTCCACTTGTACTTGACCGGCTGCTCGAGATCTTCACGCAGGTGCCAAGTGATCCGGCGAAGGAACAGCTGGATCTCCCCGTCCACATGCTTCGTGAACTCGTAGGCGATGTGGACCTTGGTCGGCCACCCGTTGTCGTCGAGGGTGTCCTCGTCCAGGACGGGGAAGTAGAAGCCGGGGTTGTAGATCTTGAGCTTCGGTCGCTTGGCCTTCTCGGACCAGCCGAGGACGTACACGCCGTCGCCCAGCTTGATGGCGTTGCGTTCGACCTCCGCCATGCGACGGAACAGCTTCTCCTTCTCGGCCCACTCGTTGAGCTTGTCCAGGTACTTGGACTGCGGGCTGTCCGGCTGAGCGTTCGCCAAGGGATCCGTGGGGTCCGGGATCTCCTTGTCGTCGTCGTTCTCCTCGACGAAGATCTTGACCTGGTTGCCCATGAGCGAGGAGAGCAGCATCTCCGTGATGACGTAGGCATCACCGTACTCACGGCGGTCGAGTCGATCTTGCACATCGACGTCCGGATTCAGCCAACGACGGGAGGCGTTCCGGTAGTAGTCCTCGTAGATCACATAGGCACGCATGCGCCTGTTGTGTTCGATGCCGACCCACCCCGGCGCCAGCAGGCCGCCATTGGGGTTACCTCGAATGTGCGTCCTCCGAAGGTTGGAGAACGACTCCTTGTAGTCCAGATAGGTGTACTGGTCTGTGATCGGTGCAATCACATTCGACGTCGAGCTCACGGCATCTCCTCTTCGGGTTGCGTGAAGGGTAGCTGTTCCCCGCCTTAATGGTAGGTACTGGGCGACCCTTGCACCGCTAGAACCAGTAGCGGCCTGGGGCTGTCGTTGCGGAACGGTGCTGCACCGAAGTCATGTCCCTCTCGAGCTGACGCCCGTAGGAATCCGTCTTCGACTCGTCACCGCTGAGATAGACGACATTGATGCACGGAATCGTGTGGGCTGAGCCGATCAGTGTTGCGATCTGCTCCGCCTTCTGCTCCGGCTTGTCGTCGTAGTACTGGGAGCTGTTCAAGTGGTTGGTCGCCTCCTCCTCTGTCCAGGTTTCTCCGGGGTAGAAGGTTCCCCACACCGCCGTCACAAGCGCCATGTGGTGATGGCCTGTCGTGTCCAGGATCTGGACGGCATCACCAACTCGTACTGCGTTCGGGATCTCCATATTTTTCACCTCCTCGCCTTTCCTCGTCGGTCTCGGAATGTGGTGGTCTTGATCATACCGTTACGGACCATGAGCTCAGTAGCTCCCCACACATGTGCGTCCATACGGTCTGGAGACCAATCCTTCGGCGGGTCGTGGGCGTCCCACGTGATCATCTGCTCTTCGAGGTACGGGTGGAACCCGACGTGGTGCCAGCGCCGCTGCTCATACAGGGCAGAGACGGGCTCCGCTCGGGCTGCCTTCCCCTTACTGGCAGATACCGCCTTCACCATGATGGTGTCGTCGATCTGGCGGATGGTGTGGGCGATCATGTCGCCGCCGTTGTTCACCTCTCCCACAATGTAGTCTGCGTTGAATTCGTGGTACGCCTCGATGGCTCGCTTGGCCCAGACGCCCGGCAGGCCGGACACCGAGTAGTCTGCCAGGGTGAAACCGTGGGCCTGGTCACGGGTCGCCATCTCTGCGTTCTTGTAACGACCGGGGCGCATCATGGCGTTCACGATGATCCCGGTCTCTGCGCCGTGTTCCTTGGCCTGCGGGTCGACGCTGACCACTACACGATCGAACACTTCCGGCACCAGCAGTTGGCTGATGCGGTTGGACTCGATCATGTCCTCGTTCCAGAGCGCACCCTCGACGTCGTCGAGGATCATGGCGTAGAGCTCCTGCTGCCCGAGGCGGGTGTTGCCGTAGTCTCGGAACAGCTCCTGCTTCACACGCTCGTTGAGGTGAGGGTTCTCAGCGGTGGACGCCCTGGTGATCACGATGTCGGAGTGTTCGGCCTTCGCATCGGACACCATCGTCTTGATCAGCTTGCGGGCTTTCGGAGTAGTCGACACAACAGCCCGTGGCCAAGGTCCAACACGCAGACCATATCGCATGTGCTGCCAGGCTTCCTCCATATAGCGCCACGCCGCCAATTCTTCGGCCCAGACGAAACACCTGTTACCTCCGGATCGCAGACGCTCGACGTCCTCTGGGGTGTGCGCTCCGAAGACCTTGCCCTCTACGCCGTTCGGCCATATGACGAGCGTTCCACCCGGACGCTGTACCACCTTGACCTCAGGTTCGTGGAGCCGGAGCCCGGACGGACCATTGACGCAGGACGTGACTCCGTCTCCCAGCGTAGGCGCAATGATCGCTGGCCAGTGTCCTCCGGGC